CGGCGTCGGCGTTTCAACCCTCCCCGGTTTCGAGAGCCTCGAGGAGGGTCGCCAAACCCGGAACGAACTCGAGGCCGTGATCGCCATCGAGGAGGAACACACCGAAAACGATCCGGTATTTACCGCGCTCGGCGGCCTGCGGGCCGAGGTTATGAAAGGCATTCCGTCACCCGATCGCCAGTTACCGCGCCTGGTCCCCTACGCCCCGGCCACGACACAACCGGCGCTCAAGGTCGCCCAAATCCTCTATAACGACGCGAGCCGGGGCGACGAAATCGCCCTGCGAAACCGGGTCCGACACCCTGGTTTCCTGGTCGGCCGCGAACCGCTCGAGGTCCTAACCGATGGCTGACGACCTCGAGCTACTGGTAAACGGCCAGATATACGCCGGCTGGACGACGATCGGCGTTACGCGCGCCATCGATGCAGCCTCGGGCGCGTTTACCGTTGATCTAACGGAACGCTGGGAAGGCCAGGAGGGCGCCGCCGCCCAGCTCGAACCCTGGCCGATTCTGCCTGGCGATAAGTGCGAGGTCCGCCTCGGCGGCGTTCCAATGATCACGGGTTACGTCGACATATTCCGCCCCGCTTTTGACGCCACAAGCCACACGATCAACGTCCAGGGCCGCGACAAAACGTCGGACCTGATCGACTGCTCGGCGGTCCACACCCCGGACCAATGGAGCAATATCGACCTTTTGCAATTCGCGACGATCCTCGCGACCCCGTTCGGCGTGTCCGTCGCAATGGACGCCGGAGTAACCCCCGGCGACAAGTTCGCCCTGCTCAAGCTGCAGCAAGGCGAAACCGCTTTCGAGGCGATCGCGCGCTACGCCAGGCAACGCAAGCTGTTGTGTATGCCCGACGGGACCGGGAATTTACTCCTGACCCGCACCGGCAACGTGCGGGCCGCTGTCGGCCTGGTCCAGGGCTCGAACGTGAAAGGCGCCGACGGGACGATCGATCATAGCCAGCGATTTTCGGAATACATCGTAAAGGGACAAGCGCCCTACTCGGCCGACAGCGACGGCGCCAAGGAGGCGCACCTCAAAGGCGGCGCCACCGACCAGGCGATCACCCGTTATAGGCCGATGCTGATCGTCGCCGAGGCCGGTAGCACCGCCGCGAGTGTCCAGGAGCGCGCGACCTGGGAAGCGAATTCGCGCCTCGGGAAATCGGCGGTCGCCTCGATCACCGTCATGGGCTGGCGCCAAAACGGTTTTTCCGGGGCGCTGTGGCTCCCGAACCAGCTGGTTTCGATCCGCTCGCCCTGGCTGCGCCTGGACGGCGAGATGCTGATCCGCCAAGTCACCTATACGCGCGACCTGCAGGGCGGGACCGAGGCCGTCCTCGAGATTATCAGTCCCCAGGCATTCGACCCCGAGCCGCCCGACGCCGACAAGAGTCAAGACAAGATGAAAAAAGGCAAAGGCAAAAACAAGGGCCGCAACATATGGGCCGACGCCGCCGGCCTCGAGCAACCGCCGCCGGAACCCAAGAAGGCGAAAACCAAATGAGCGAAGTTCGCGACCTTGCCAATCGAATCATGATGGCGCTCGCGCGGGGGGTCCTGCGCATGTCGAGCGACGCCGGCAAGCGCCAGCAAATCCAAATCGAACTCCTCGAGGGCGAGTTGCGCGATCAAATCGAGGTCATGCAATTTTACGGCGTTTACTCGCGCCCCCTGGTCGGCGCCGACTACGCGGTCGCGTTCCTGGGCGGCAACCGCGAGCAGGGGATCGCGATCGCCTCGGCCGATCGCCGCTACCATCTGCAGCTACTCGAGGGCGAGGTCGCACTCGCCGACGACCTCGGGAACGTGATCCGCCTCGGCCGCGACGCCATGACGATAAACAGCGTCGGGCCGCTCAACATCACCGCGCCGGCGATCAACATCACCGGACCCGTGACGATCACCGGCGACGTGACCACCACCGGGCACATCGTCAACAACGGGAAACACGTCGACAGCGAACACACGCACGGCGGCGTTATGTCGGGGCCTGGTAATACGGGAGTCGTAAATTAATGGATATTGCATTGGAAATGGGTCGCTATGCCGGCGACATTGTCGTCGGGCCGACTGACCTGGAGCGCGACGACGGCCTCGAGACGGCGATCATTATCAGCCTGTTTACCGACCGCCGCGCCGAGCCTGACCAGGTCCCGCCCGAGTTGCCGGCGGACGACCTGCGCGGATGGTGGGGCGACGTCGCCCCCCTGGTCGAGGGCGATCAGACCGGGTCGCTCCTGTGGCTGCTGTACCGCGAAAAGCAGACCTCGCAAACCCTGACCCGCGCCCAGCAATACGCCGAGGAGGCGCTCGCCTGGCTGCTCGAGGATCAGATCGCCGAGCGCGTCACCGTCGCGGCCAGCTACTACGCGACCGGCTGGCTCCTCCTGGTTATCGACATTTACCGGCCGAGCGGCGACGTCGTGCGCTATCGGTACGGCTACGAATGGACCGCCCAGGCGGCCAGGAGGTTAGATTAATGCCATTCGCCCGCCCGTCATTAACCGAGCTGATCGATCGCGTTTCGACCGATATCGCCTCGCGCCTGGTCGTCGTCGACGGCGCCGTTTTGCGCCGATCACTGATCGGGATCCTCGGCCGTACCGAGGCCGGCGCCGTCCACCTCCTTTATGGTTATCTCGACTGGATTTCAAAACAGTGCATACCCGACACCGCCGAATCGGAATACCTCGAGCGCTGGGCGGCAATATGGGGGATTACCCGCAAACCGGCTACTTTCGCCGTCGGCCAGGTCGGCGGCGTGTCGAATGCCGCGACGACCCTGTTCGCCGGGACCGTGTTCCAACGCGCGGACGGCCAGCAATACACCACCGTCGCCGACCAGGATTTACCGCCAGGGACGACGCCGGTCGACCTGATCGCCACCGTCGCCGGCACCGCTGCAAACACGCCTGCAGGCGTCGGCCTGTCGCTGCTGTCGCCGGTCGCGGGGGTCCAGTCCTCGGCGCTGACACTGGGCGAAGGGATCCGGAGCGGTACCGACGCCGAGAGCGACGAGGAACTCCTCGCGCGCCTGCTGCAGCGGATCCAGCAACCCCCGCAAGGCGGCGCGGAATCCGATTACATTCGCTGGGCGCTCGAGGTTCCAGGCGTCACCCGCGCATGGGTCTACCCCCTGGCAATGGGTCCCGGTACCGTCGTCGTTTTGTTCGTGACCGATAACGACCCGGCGGGACCGATCCCCGACGCGGCCACGATCGCCGAGGTACAAGCGCACATCGACAGCGTCAAACCCGTGACCGCCGAGGTTTTCGTCGACGCGCCTAACCCGCACCTGGTTAATTTCACGATCAAACTCAACCCGAATAACGCCACCGTTCGCGGTACCGTGACCGCCGAGTTAACCGACCTCCTGTTACGCGAGGCCGAACCGAACGGCACGCTATACGTGAGCCATGTTCGCGAGGCCGTCTCGATCGCCGCCGGCGAGGTTAATAGCGAGGTCATTGTTCCGGCCGCCGACCTGGTCCTCACCGGCGGCGAAATGGCGATAATGGGCGTCATTACTTTTCAGTCGTTTACATGACCAGGAGCGGCGGCGATGGCCTATAGCGCTGACGAATACCGAAACCAGCTGGCGCAACTGTTGCCGCCAGGGTTTGCAATCCCGGCCTACGAAGGGACCGAGGCCTATTTGCTCCTCGATGGGATCGCCCAGGAACTCGCCAGGCTCGACGGTCGCGCCGAGGTTTTGATCCAGGAGGCGAACCCGGCGACGACGACCGAACTCCTCCCCGATTGGGAGCGGGTCGCGGGCCTGCCTGACGACTGCAGCAACGGCGAGGATTCAAGCGTCGAGGAACGCCGCCGCGCCCTGTTGGCGAAACTCACCGCCACCGGCGGCCAGTCCGCCGCGTATTTTATCGAGGTCGCGGCGGCGCTCGGCTACACGATCACGATTACGGAATTTCACCCGTTCCGGGTCGGAATGTCGCAAGTCGGCCAGGCGCTAAGCAATGAGGATTGGATTTATACCTGGAGGGTCAACGCGCCCGAGGAAACCGTCACGACGTTTAAAGTCGGCCTCTCGACCGTCGGCGATCCGCTCGCCTCCTGGGGGAACGACCTCCTCGAGTGCTACCTCAACAAGATAAAACCCGCGCACACCATCTTACTTTTCGGCTACGGCGGCGGCACCGTCACCGCTTGACCGCCCGCCATTCCCCGACTAGAGTTCGTTCCGGAATTCCTGAAATCAGGAAATCCGGAAGCCTCAAGGGGAAATAACCATGTTCGTTTATTACATACTCGGCCAGAAGGGCGGCGGGAGTAAAACCGCGACCGCCTGCAGTCTGGGCACCTGGCACGCGCAACGCGGGAAGGCCGTATTTTTCGGCGACACCGACACCCGACAACACACC